CGCGAAGGTTAAAAAGGTTAATAAGACGTTTGCGAGGAAAATTCAGATTTTAACTGTTGGTGAACAGCGCGCCAAGGTTATGGGTAAAAGACAAGTCGCTGCAATCTTTAAGAAAGGAAAGGAGAGTATCAGAAATGCTAGAGGCGTTAAAAAAACGGTATGAAGCACAAGTTGCTGAAGGAATAGCAATAGTAAATGTTTATTTAAAACATCCTGTTGGTATTGGTGAACATCCTCAACACTTGGAAGAGATAGATAAACAATTAGATAAAATTAAAGAAGCAGAAGAAAAGATTTCTTTAATAGAAAGGTGGGTGAAATAATGGACGGAATGGAAATAATAGGTAAGTTAAGAAAGATAATAACTCAACGGTATGAAGATGTTGTTGCAGCCATGACTAGTGGGGGTGTTGACAATATGGAAAAATATAATTA